ATCCGGGCGAAAAGATCAATACGGTTTCTGCCTCGCGGCCCGCCGGGAATTTCAAGGATTTTGAATCTGCGGTCCTGCGGAACATTGCCAGCGGTGCGGGCCTGTCCCCTCAGCAAGTGAGTAATGACTGGTCTGACGTCAATTACTCATCGGCGCGTGGTGCGATGCTGGAGGCATGGAAAACCCTCAAGCGTCGGCGGGATGATTTCGCAACAGGCTTTGCCACACCAATCCGCCTTGCGTGGCTGGAAGAGTGCATGGAGGTCGATAACCTCCCGATGCCTCGGAACGCCCCTGAATTTATTGATGCCCGGCAGGCCTATGCCCGAGCTTCCTGGCTTGGTCCGGGGCGTGGGTGGATCGACCCGGTAGCAGAAAAACAGGGTGCTATTCTTGGTATGGACGCTGGCCTCTCCACGCTCGAAGAGGAATGCGCCGAAAACGAAGGTGGCGACTGGATCGAAAAAGTCGACCAGCGCGCAGAAGAAGTTCAGGCATTTAAAGATCGTGGCCTCCCCATCCCGGATTGGGGCGGCTATCTGCCGCCCGAGCAGGCCCCAAGAAAGCAGGATAAGTCATGACACCACGCAGCATGGCGCTCACGCGGCAACTGCTCAACCGGCCTCTGGCGCTGTCATCCCATCACGCAGACATCCTCAGCAGCATGCTCCTTAAAGGTGGGGATGACGTCATGCTGTTCGGGCCGCCGAGTGACCTGGAACAGTTCATCGTCCAGCAGATGACCACGCGGGTTGATGGTGTCGCAATCATCAAGATCAGCGGCGTTCTGTTTCCAGGTAGCAGTAATGGATTTGGCTGGTGGTGGGGTGGCGCGACCTTTTATGACGACATCAGCACCGCGTTCGATATTGCCTTGCGGGATGAGAGCATCAAAGCCATCGTCCTGCATATCGATAGCCCAGGCGGCACCGTAGCCGGCTGTTTCGACACGGCAGAGCAGATCTATCAGGCCCGCTCTCAAAAACCGATTGTAGCGATTGTGGACGAGATGGCCTGCTCTGCCGGCTACGCTCTGGCGAGTGCCGCAGATACCATCACGCTCCCCCGCACTGGTGAGGTCGGGTCCATCGGCGTTGTCAGTATGCATGTCGATATCACTGGGGCTTTGGAACAGGATGGCATTAAGGTCACCACGTTCCAGTTTGGTGCCCGGAAAACGGATGGTTACCCGACAACCCCTCTGTCTGACGAAGCAGTAAAATCCATGCAGGCGGATACTGACCAGCTGGGTGAGTTGTTTGTCTCAACCGTTGCCCGCAACCGTGGTCTCAAACCCGAGGCTATTACGGAGATGCAGGCAGCAGTCTATCGCGGCCAGCTCGGTGTAGATGCCGGGCTGGCTGACGCCGTGATGTCGCGCACAGACGCGTTCACGGACCTCATCAAAAACCTCTGAATCTATCAAAAATCGGAGATTACCGAATGACGAAGCGCACCGCTTCCGGCAGCCCCTTTGCACACCTGGCTAAGGCCAAAGCCGAAGATGACGATGACAAAAACAAGTCCAAGGCTAAGGCCGAAGGCGAGCAGGACGATGAAGACGAAGACGAGGAGGAAGGCGAAGACAAAAACGCCAAGTCCAAACGAGCCCGGTCTAAAAAAGCCAAAGCTGATGGTGATGGCTGTTGTGACGATGATGGCGACACCGAGGACGAGGAAGACGAAAAGGACGATCAGGCCAAAGCTGCTCGCTCCCGCGAACGCGCCCGCTGCGCTGCAATTTTCGCCTCTCCCGCTGCTGCCCGTAATCTTCCGGCAGCAGCCCATCTGGCGTTCAACACGCCTATGCCGCGCTCTCAGGCCGCAGGCCTTCTAGGCACGCTGGCACCGGCTGAAACAGCCCTGACAGCCAACGCCAAAACGGAAACCAAAGGACTGCGTGACCGCATGCAGGCCTCTCCGTTTGGCGGCGTCAAACCGGAAGGTAATACGGCAAACGCTGTAACCTCTCCGGGCGCCCGACTTGTCGCTGCACAGGCTATCCGTAAGGGAGGCAACTAATGTCAGGCTCTAACTCCTACGGGTTTTATCCAGGCGCCCGCACCACCGTGTTTGTGCCGGATCAGCTCATTGCCGGTAACCTCAAACTCGTTACGGCCACTGTCACGTTTGCCCAAGGTAATACGTTCGTGCGTGGGCAGGTCGTCGGGCGCGTGACGGCCTCAGGGGAATATGCCCCGTGCGTCAAAACAGCAACAGATGGTAGCCAGGTCCCGTGCGGCATTGTGGTCGACACGGTCGATGCCTTGGCGGCAGCCCAGACCGGCGGCCTCTACCAGATGGGCGAGTTCAACTCCAACTATATGACGTTTGACGCAAGCTGGACGCTGGATGACCTGACGCAGGCTCTCCGCCAGTGGAGCATTTTCGTCAAAACCGGGATCTCCAACGCCATCGTTTGATGGTGTCCTCCCCCTTTTTTCAGCCTTTCCATAAGGATTTCTGAATGTCCGGAACCACCGGAGAAAGCGGCGTGAACGCCTCTCTCGTTGATATGCTGAGCGCCTATTCCACAGCTCAGTTGGTCTATTTTGTCCGCAATATGAAGCTGGCACAGACCGATCTGCTGGATATGTTTTTCCCCAATATTGTTGAATCTGATACGCCGGAAGTTGCTATTGATGTCGATAACGGCAAGCGGCGTATGGCCCCGTTCTGTTCACCGCTGGTTGAAGGCAAGCTGGTGGAAAGTCGCCAGTGGCAGACTAACCTTTTCAAACCGGCTTATATTAAGGACTGGCGCAATCCAGACCTGCTTAAACCGGTTCGCCGCGCCATGGGGGAGCGGCTTATGGGGAACATGTCTCCGGCAGATCGTCTGGAGGCCAATCTGGCATGGGAAATTGCTGACCAGATCGACATGATTAACCGCCGTATGGAATGGATGGCGGCAAGTGCTCTGGTGAATGGGTCTGTCACCATTGTTGGTGAGGGGTACTCCAATCCCATTGTAGTTGATTTCCAGCGCGACCCGGCCCTGAAGATTGCTCTGACGGGTGCTGCACAGTGGGGCCAGAGTGGCATTTTCCCCAGTGATTATCTCACTGGGTGGGCTCTCTATGTTCTGCAAAAATCTGGGGTAGCTCCCACAGATGTTGTTCTGACAAACACCCCCTTCAATGCGCTCAAAAGCGACCTGAAATTCCTCAACTCTGTCATCTGGGCAGGGGACAGGACAGGCGGATCGTCCATTGATCTGGGGGGCCGTGTCCAGACGGGGAAAATCTATATGGGCCAGTGGGGGCAGTTCCGCATCTGGCTCTACAACGACTGGTATGTGGACCCCACAACGGACAAAGAAGTGCCGATGATCCCTGACGGGACCATCATCATGTCGGGGCCCGGCCTTGAAGGCACTCGTGCTTTTGGCCAGATTCTTGACCCGGCCTTTGGCTATGGCCCGCTCGCCTACGCCCCCAAGATGTGGTACAAGGAAAACCCGGCCACAATCAATCTGCTGATGCAGTCTGCACCGATCGTTATTCCGTCGCGTGTGAATGCCTGCCTTAGCGCCACAGTCATGGAGGCTGGTGCCGATGCCCCGGCTCCTGCTGTTTAAGGGAGCCGCATCATGAGTGATGATACCCAGCCGAAACAGGTGGCCAAAGCCACCAAGACAGTCGTAGTCATTACCCTGCTGCCCGTTTATACGGCGGCAGGAAGAGCACCGTATCCTATCGGGACAAAACTGAACGTGGCCCCTGATCGCGCCAGTTTCTGGGTCTCCCGTGGGATTGCCCGCCTGGAAAGCGCAGGAGCCGGTGAGGTCAATCGGGTTGGACCATCTGCGGACAATTCTGTTGAGGTCGCCCCCTTGCCCGACGCACCGCCGATGACACCTCTGCCCCAGAATCTGGGGTCCTGACGCATGGGGCCGGTCGATTTTGATAAACTCGTTCTGGCCCCTTGCGATGCTGTGTTTGGAGAGACGGTGCTGTTTGAGTCAGCTCTCCTCGGGAAAAAAGTCACACTTAGCGGGATTTTTGATGATGGCTACAGGGCTATCTCTCCGCTGGGTGACCTTCCGGGCCAGAGCCACACTCATATCACCGGCTCAGATGCGCGCGTCGGTGTGCGCCTTTCCACATTCCCGGTCCCGCCTGCACAGGGTGACCTGCTGACAATTCGGGGCCGGGTCTGGCGCATTCGTGAGGTCCAGCCGGATAGCCATGGCGGCGCGCATATCGAGCTGAATGCTGCCGACGGAGAAAACGATGCTCTATCGTGTGGAATTGCGGGAGGCCGCGGCCAAACTGCTGTCAGACGCAACTGACGCCGGACCGAACGTCTTTTCCAGGCGTGCTTTGCCGCTCACGCAGGATGCCCTGCCAGCCATCTACCTTTCGGCTCCATCTGATACAGCCCGCAGCACAGGCCGCAATGCGCCAGAGTTTGTGCGTACCGCGCAGCTTAATGTGGATGCCATGGTTTCGGAAGGCACCCCGGAGGCTACTCAGGATGCACTGGATGCCCTGACAGAGCAGATCGAGCTGCTCATTATGCAGGATGTGGAATTTCAGGCCAGACTTTCGCAGGTGTCAGACATCAGCACACTGCAAGAAGTTACGAGCGAAAATTCAGCCTATATTGGCAAAGCCCGCGTAGCATTCTCCCTTGAATATTTCGAAGAATTTTCTCCGGGTGGCACGCCTGTCACCAGTCTTGATCTGCACATGCAGGCGCGGGGGAATACGGACTTCGCAGAAGCACGGGATACATTCCCGCTGCCAAATCTCCAGTAACATCAAGGAATATTGATGAAGGTAAAACCAGCCGAGGGGCGCGCTGTGCGGTTCCCTGGCACGCTCCGTCTGCTGGAAAAATCCGGGGCGGACGTGCCTGAAACAGCATTCTGGCTCCGCGCACTTGCCCGTAAGGACGTGCAGCGTGTCACGGATTCCACACCTTCCACCGTTTCCCCGGCGCAACCTGCTGCCAGTGCTGAGAC